GCACAGAGCCTATCCAAAGCATCATCTAAAGCTTGGTCGGCATCCTGGGATGAATAGACATCCTCGAGAGCAGCCCAAAGCTCAGCGAACCTTTCGGACATGATGCCAATGGTCTGGCCATTGCGGCTTTCCGGATGTAGAGGAACGCCCGTCCCGAATTCTGACTGGAACGATTCTTCGAGGCCTGTCTTGGCGTCGTCAAGGGTCTTTGGATTGAATCCCTCTTCCGTTAGCCCGAAGCTCATGCTGTCTCCACCGAACCGGGTAGGTCACCGGCATCTGTTTGGACTCGCCACTTAACCGTGAGCTTGCGAAGCTGGCCGTCATAGCTCAAATCAAGGGAAGTGATTTCTTTTACGTAAGGCGCTTCGAGTAGGGCCTCTCGAAACACCGCTTGGATTGCGGCCGCCTGAGGATTCTTGATGAGAATGGTTTGATAGTAGGGGAGGCCTACGTCTTCATCCAGGAACCACTCACCCGAGAACACGTGCATGCGAACGGCAAGGTCTTGGCGGTACGCTTCAAGAGCTTCATCGAGACCTCGTGCAGGGTCAACGGTTCCAATGTCGCCATCGTCATTGATGACCAAATCAAAGTCATCGTCGATGGCCATGTCACCACTCGGCATGGCTAACCCGCCTTTACTTTGAGGCTTCCGGTTTGGATGGTCGTAGGAACAGGCGTCGCCGTAGCAACAACCGGAAACGGGCCTGCGGTTCCGATAACCGGATGCGCATGCGGAACCGTAGTATCACCAATCCGTGCAACCCCATTCGTACCATCAGCTAGGTTGATTTCAGTGGGAGACAGCTCAATCTGAAGTCCGCTATCGTCCTCACCAAGCTTCATGCTTGTCGTCGAAACGTCCTCGAGAGCATTCTTGAAGTTGCGCAATCCTGGAATAGCAATGGCATCCGAAAGAGCGTGTCGTCTCGGGTCCTTCGGGTCGACCTCACCACCGAGCACGGCCCACTTGTCGATGGACCGCTCAGAGAAGATGAGCAGTACTTCATCCCCGACTGCTATGGGGAATGTGATACGAAACTTCCCGCCACCGGGAAAGTGCACCGGAACCGATTGAATGATGGGAACCGAGATGGCGATTTGGTTTCCCTCATCGTCAACCATAGTATCTTTGATGAGTGGTTTGACATCCACCTTAGGTGGATTGGCGGTGTACTTCTCGACGCGGGCAGGAATAGCCACGTGTATGTCAGCTGTCCTAGTATCCATGGTGTATTGCAAGAGCTCAGGCAGCGTAGGCGTTCGGCTAGGCTCGCTCATAGTGGTTTGACCTCGGATTCCGTATACCACTCTGGCCCGTGCGTATCACCAGTGTGCATTACCTTCTCAGGGCGAAATAGGCCCTTGATGCTTTCCGATTGAATGTCGATTCGACGAGCCGGCTTGATTCCTGGCTGAAGAAGAGACTTCACTTTGATGATGCCCTTCTCGCCAACTTCAGGCGACCCGATAAGCCCGGTGGAACTAGAGAGAACCACGATGCTCTCGTCCGTAGCGGCACCCGGTTCGGTCACCTGGAGCTCGCCGTCTTGAATGGACCAGGTTAGCCCAGCGGCTTTCATCATCTTGTCGAATTCAGTGGAGGACTTACCGGAAACCGTAAGCCCGTTCATGAATTCTGATACGGCGTCTTTCACGTTGCCTGACTTGAGCTTGGCCAGTACGTTGCCTGCACCGAGCTTCATGTCCTTGATGAGCTTCTGGGCGACGTCTTGCATCTTCGTACCAGGAGCAAAGCTCTCGTTCGTACGGGCCGTAGAATAGTGCTTCTCTCCATCTCCGCATTGAATCTTCGTCACCCAATCAGCGTTCTGCCGGACCGAGTTTACGTAGCGGGCATCACCAGAATAGATTTGTTGAATGGTGCCGGCGTATCCAGCTTCCACAATGACCTTGACTCCGGCCTTCTGGATAGACCGTCGCGTGGTTTCTGAGAGGTTGTAGACAGCAAGGTCGAGGGTATTCGGTTCAGGCTTGTCGGTCTTTTCAACTTTGAACTGCACCCGTAAACCTGTGATGACAATGGTCTCGATTTGAATCGAGACTCGTCTATCGAATAGCTCGGCCATAACTTCCTCTAGGTCGGAAGGTCAGCGGCCTCAAAGTAGAGCAGAAGCACTCGGCTTCCCAAGTCTTTGAGACCTGCCTCTTGATTTGCGCCAGTGGTATCGACGGCCAGGAGATTGCCTGGCGGAAGACCAAGCCGGTTCTTGTATTGGCGCAAAAGCGGGGAATTGAGAACCACACGACGCCCGGTAACCAAGACCTCTTCGGCCTGTGTCTTGATGGTCATGAACCAACCACTTGCGCGAGCATTCCACCGGAATTCAAAGACGTAAGTCGTTCCTTCGAGCTCAACCGAAACTTCGTAATGCGGAAGGTCCGTTCGAGTCGGCATGATTTGAATTGACATCAGAGCAACCAATCAAACAAGATGGAGGAGGACTTCCCTGCTACGGGCGGAGGAGCAGGGACCGTCGGCTTCTTACCGGATGAGACTTTGGCTTTTCCAACGTCACCTTTAGACGGAGCTGCCCGGGTCTCTGATTTGGCGATGATGATTTCTTTGAACGTGGCTGTGAACTTCACCACGTTACCGAGCTCAGCATCGCGCGGGACCTCGAACGTCTCCATGGCCATGTTGTCGTAGGTCTTCAAAGACGTAATGATGGTCACGGTCTGCTTGTTCTTTTTGATTTCCCGTAGCTGCTCGAAGGCCGTCTCAGCTCGACCAGCTTCGCCTCTCACCAAAGCCCCGACCGAATCGACGCGGTCTTCAATGTTGAGAGGATGGTTGGTCACCATGCCTTCAATGCGCACGCGGTCTGGCTTGTCCCGGATGTTGTCCGTGACATTGGTCCCATCTTCCACGGGATGGTCTGTGATTTCAGACTCACCCGAATGCAATTCCTGGAGTGAAGCATCGAGCGTGATTGACCCGATTTTTGCTCGTGTCTTTCGGAAGAATAGCTCGAGGCCCATTGGGATTACCTCACGGCCGGTATAGCCGCCCGCATCTTAGTGTTCCAAGCTTCTTGGATTTGCCGGTTGACCGCGCCTGCAACCGCCTCTTCAGACATCCCAGGAGCTGCATTGACTGTGATGTTGTTGGACATCTGAGGCGCGTTTACTACTGGCCGACCGGCAGAGGATGCTGCTCCTGCGGCATCAGGGCTCGACCCGCCGATGCCGAAGCCGTCTTCCGGTGACATGCTAGCAGCGAATTCTGCATCATCCAAGTCCTTCAGGAAGTCAGCGTTTTCCTTGTCCGACGGTGCATTACCCGCCAGCTGGCGAAGCTTCTTGGTCAGTCCGAGCGTATCGAACAGCTCGCCCAGGGACCTCTGAAGGTGCAACACAGCGTCCAGCGTTGCCGCCAGGAAAGTCAAAATCGGATGATTCTCAGCGAAGTTTGGAGTGTTTAGGATGTCATCAATGAATTCATCCCAGGACTTGAGGAATTCTCCAATGAGCGAATTACCACCAGTGAAGAATTTGATGAAGTCATCAGCAAGTAGGGCCAGCATCGCTACAACGAAAGCGATGAGAAGGCCTATGCCAAACATCTTGAGGTTCATCAACAGCGCTTCATTCCCAGATATTTGAAAGGCCTTGCTCAAGGCACCGAGCGCGCTAATGAGGGTCGTGCCGATAGCAACGCCAAGCTTTGAAGCTAGGATGACAGCCAAACCCGCAGCAACTATTTTGAGCAGTGTCATGTTGCTTACGATGGCGCCCAAGAGTGCACGGATGGGATAGCTGAACTTCCACAGCGTTGCCATCGAATCGGATATCGCATCAATGGCAGTGTGGACCTTCTGTTTAATCCACAGCCTGTTGGTCTTTATCCAGCTCGTCATGAGCTTGATGAAGTTGCCGGCATTCTTGAGGAGCGGACCGGCAATGGTGTTGCGGAGGCCGACGAGCGAGGCATTGAATGTATCAACGGTATCGTTGAATTCAGCCCCTGCGTCAACCGTATCTTGGTCCAGAACAAGCCCAAGCTCTTCTGCTTCCTGGCGAAGAGCAGCAATCCCGTCCGCGCCTTTTTCAAGGAGCTGCGTGAGCTGAGCTCCAGACCGCCCGAAAACTTGCATCGCTAGTGCGGTGCGCTTTACACCAGGAGGCATGGACTTGAACTTGTCGGCTACCTCACCCAAGACTACATCGGCATCCTTGAGCTTGCCATCGGCACCCTTGATGGAGATGCCTAGAGAAGTAAAGGTGCGTTGGGCCTCAGCGCCGCCTTCAGATGCGGCAAACATGGTGCGAGAAAGAATCCGGAGACCAGTTTGGAC